GCGCACTACTAGGGTGTGGGGCATTCCAGCTTATCAGCAGCAAAATTCAGAATTTGACATAAAGGATATTGATAGTGCCCCATTCTAAAGGAAAAATGAGAATTAATCCTGCAACTGAAGATCGTTTCAGACATGGTGACGAAAGGAAAGATGGATATTTTTTTAGTCATTATGAAAAAACTGACATAAAAAAAGATGGTTTTTTTAGGGAACATTGGAGAAGTCGTGCAGCCCTTTTAAAGCAAAAACCGGTGCAAAAGCTTTGGAGTCACAAGGATTATATAAAAAAAATGACAGACCCTACCTATAGGAAAATGAGAAAAGAAAAGCGAAAAAAATATTATCAGGAAGATTATTTAAAATGGGTAACTTCAGAAAAGGGATTTTTCACTCAGTTATTCCAATCAATTAGGTCGCGATCCCTCCCAAAATATTTAAAATATAAGCCTGGCAGGACATTAGTAAAAAATCATATAAGGGATAAGGATCACCTGTTGGAATTATATGAGAAACAGAAAAAATTTCTTGGTGGCCCTTATTGTCGTTATACGGGATCCACTCTCACAATGAAAAGGTCAATTGGAAAAGGATTCACTGGTTATACCAAAACGAATTTATCTGTTGACCGCATAGACCCGACCCTCCCTTATCAAGAAGGCAATATAGTATTTTGTTCATGGGAATTCAACCAACGGAAAAATAGTGTCACACCTGATGATTGTAAACGAATACTGAAAGTATATGAGGAAATGAATGAAAACTAAAATAATACTTGGTCCTCCAGGCACGGGGAAGACACACAACCTCTTGGAGCTTGTGGAGGAGGAATTGGCTAGAGGCACACCGCCGGACAGGATTGCATTCGTTGCATTCACCAAGAAGGCGGCGAACGAGGCACGTGAGCGGGCGATGAAGAAGTTTAAGCTGGAAGAACAGCACTTACCCTATTTCAGAACACTACATTCCTTTGCATTCCATCAGCTTGGCATGACCAAGTCAGAGGTAATGTCAAGGGATAACTACAAGGAGTTTGCACAGGCATTCGGGATGGATTTAGGCTCCATCACTGATGGCATTGAATCAGGAGGAGTATTTACAACAGATAACATACTGATAAATGAAGTTAATCTTGCAAGGATGAAATGCCTGGAGTTGGAGCACCACTACAATAGTTCTGATTTGCAAGACATTTCTTGGCATGCATTGCTAAGAACGAAAAGAGCACTTGAGGAATTCAAGAAGAAGAAAGAACTGTTTGACTTCACGGACATGATTGAGTTTTATCTCGATTCAGGTCCTGTTCCTAAATTGGAAGTGGTATTCCTTGATGAGGCACAGGATCTATGCAGATTGCAATGGAGAATGATTAATAAGATCACGCAGGATGCAAAGCAAGTTTATATAAGCGGTGATGACGACCAAGCTATCTACCGATGGGCAGGCGCTGACGTGGAGCATTTAATTAGAATGCAAGGGGAGATTGAGGTGCTCGCACAATCCTATAGATGCCCAAGAGTGGTGCAGAGTTTATCACAGGAAATTATTAGCAATGTAAGAAACAGGAGACCAAAGAGCTGGAAAGGAACAAATAGGGAAGGATTACTGCGCTATCATTCCTATCCAGAGAGTGTAGACTTAAAGGGTAGTGGCACATGGCTAGTGATGGCAAGAACCCAGTATATGTTGGATGAAATTGAACGAGACGTAAGATTGCAAGGACTATTATATAAGAGAAACAATAAGCTTCCAATATCACCGAAGCTATTGAGTGCCGTTGATGCATGGAAGAGATTAAATGAGGGAGAATATATAGAGTTGCCAGAAGTTAAGTCCATATATTCTTATATGACATCAGAAGTAGGAATTGAAAGAGGGTTCAAGCATCTTAAGACAGCTGCTAAAGAAAAGTATGAATCAGAAGAATTAGTTATGCACCACGGCCTTCTTGTATCAGGACGGCCATGGGATGTAGCTTTTGATAAGGTAGGGAATCGTGACAGAGAATTTTTAAGAGCAATAGAGTCAAGAAATAATTCGGGAGAAACAGAAGCAAGGATTAATTTAAGCACCATTCATGGTGCGAAGGGAGGGGAAGCAGACAATGTAATGCTTCTAACAGATTTATCACGAAAGGCGCAGGAAGCTATGGAAGTTAATGCAGATGATGAAACACGTGTGTTCTATGTAGGGGCTACACGGGCAAGAGACACACTACATATAGTACAACCGCAGAGATATGGAGGATTTATAATATGAGTGCCCATAAAAAACAAATAGGAGGGGATCATTATAAAAGAATGGCAATTCAGCCCAGCCATTATATCGTCAAGAATAAGCTTGGATGGTATGAAGGCAATATTGTCAAGTATATTACAAGGCATAGCATCAAGGGAGGGAGACAGGATATAGAAAAGGTTATTCATTATGCTGAACTTCTTTTGGAAGACAAGTATCCTAAATCATTAGGAGAAATTAGAGGAGAAATAACCAGAAAACATGTAATGAAATTAAACAAGGAGATGAATAAATGATGAGAGATATGTTCAAGGAGATTAATTCAGAATGGGTGGCACCAACTACCTTTCCTGATCTAAGTACACACAGTAAAGTTGCCATTGATTTGGAAACATGCGATCCAGAATTGATTAAGGAAGGACCAGGATGGCCTACTCGAAGAGGACAAGTTATTGGAATTGCAGTCTCATCCAATGGTTTTACAGGATATTATCCGATCGCTCACGAAGGTGGGGGAAATATGGATGAAAAGAAAGTTATTAAATATGTTAAGTCCATATGTGAAGACGGTTCAATTGATAAAGTGTTTCACAATGCTCAATACGATATTGGGTGGCTTTCAACACTAGGAATAGAGGTTAAAGGTCGAGTTCATGACACCATGGTTGCCATGGCACTCATTGATGAGAATCGTTTTTCCTATACATTAAATAGCATTTCAGGAGAGTACCTAGGGGAGAGAAAAAACGAAACAAAATTAAGGGAAGCGGCAGATGCGTTTGGAGTAGACCCGAAGAATGAAATGTACAGATTGCCGGCACAGTTTGTAGGAGAATATGCTGAAAAAGATGCAAGGTTAACATTAAAGCTTCATGAAAAATTGTCATGGGAAATTACCAAGGATAATCTTCAGACAGTATATGACATGGAATGCCGATTAATCAATGTGATTTTTCAGATGACTAAAAAAGGTGTTCGTATAGATACTCACAGCGCAGAGAAACTGATAGAACGATTTAAGAACAAAGAAAAGAAATTATTAAAGAGAATAAAGGATTTAACAAACCTTAATGTGGAGATATGGGCAGCAGCTTCAATATCACAAGCTTTTGATGCGTTGAACTTACCATATGAGAGAACGGAAAAGACCAATTCTCCATCATTTACGAAGATGTTCCTGACGGACCATCCACATGAACTACCTCGATTAATTATGCAGGCGAGGGAATTAAACAAGTTAAGAGGAACCTTCCTGCATGGACTCTTAAAACATAATAAGGAGGGAAGAATACATGCCCACATTAACCAAATTAGGTCTGACAGTGGAGGTACTGTCACTGGTCGTTTTTCTTATAATCATCCTAATCTTCAGCAAATCCCTAGCAGAGGCCAATTCGCGCAAGACATCAGGAAAATCTTTATTCCAGAAACTGGGGAATATTGGCTTAAAGCGGACTACTCGCAACAAGAGCCAAGATTACTCACGCACTTTGCAAGACTCGTCGACCAACCCGGTTCTGGGGAAGTACAGAAAGCATACCTTGAAAAAGACCTCGACTTTCATCAACAAACAGCGGACATGGCAGGAGTTCAGAGAAACCTTGCGAAGACTATCGGACTAGGAGTCATGTACGGCATGGGCTATCATAAATTAGCTAGAGAATTGGACATGGAGCCACAAGAAGCAAAGACCATGCTACAGGATTTCCACGCTAAAGTTCCATTCATGAAAGGGATGCTGGAAGCGGTGATGAACCGTGCCAATAGCAAGGGTGTGATTAGAACGCTCCTTGGAAGAAAGTGTAGATTTGATCTGTGGGAACCTACTCAATGGGGTGTGCATAAGGCGTTGCCACTAAATCAAGCACAGACTGAATATGGAATGGCAATCAAAAGAGCTTACACCTACAAGGCACTTAATAGACTAATCCAAGGCTCAGCTGCGGATCAAACCAAGAAAGCTATGGTTGATGTGTATGAGGAAATGGGTATTATTCCTCTCATACAAGTTCATGACGAATTGGATTGCTCTGTCAAGAGTGAAATTGAAGCGCAAAAAATAAAGAAAATTATGGAAAATTGCATTGAATTGGAAGTTCCATCAAAAGTTGATATAAACTTAGGGGAGAGTTGGGGTGCCTAAGGGTAAAACCTATAAACTAGGAGAAAATACCTACGGCATAAAGCTGGAAGATTATGCTACTAAAGAAGATTATCATTATGCATTACTTAAGGCTCATAGAAAAAGACATGCTGAAAATTATAAAAAAAAGCATGGCCATAAACAACGTTCTGGTGATGCTAGATATAAAAAAGATCCAGAGACCGGAGAATATATATATAAATTCAAAAGAGACCCCGAAAGTTTTGTTTATAAACAACACAACAAATTAAGAGAAACAGAGGAAGGAAGGTACAAGTTGAAATTACAATCAATTCAAATTTTTTGGGGTGAACATGTGGTGGAGTGGTATAAAAAACAAAAACCCAATTGTCGTATTTGCAAAAAAAAGCTTATAATGAGCTCTATTTTAAAAGGACCTGGCGTAGATTATGGTGAGGAGGCTGTCATTGATCATGATTATAAATTGGGAACACAACGAGATATTAAAAAAAATGGAAGTATATTACCACGAGGAATTCTATGTCATACTTGCAATCAAGGAATAGGTTTACTAAAAGAAAATAAAATGATTTTAAAAAATGCTATTAAATATGTCGAAGGATTAATATGAACTGGTTGTGCGCAACATTAATAGCTTGTTTATCATTTAATCCAGAAATGAATTACACAAACAATGATGAATTTATTGAGGACGTTACCGCATGCACTCTTCATCTTAACTCAATGGAAGAAGAATGGAATAGAATTCCAGTAGATTTAGTTGTAGCGCAGGCAATTCATGAATCCGAGTGGGGACGTTCACGATTTGCAGTTGAAGGAAATAATTTAATGGGAATTCGCACGTTTGACCCAGCAGATGACCAAATAAAACCCCTTAATAAACCTAATGCGAGTTGGGGGCTTAGGATCTTTGAGACTAAATGCGAATCCATATCTTATTATATCGACTTATTAAATAATCTCCATCATTATAATGATTTCAGGGAAGAGAGATTAATGCAGTATACCAGTGATTTAGTGGACCTGGAAAAGTTAGCGAGCACACTTGCAATTTACGCTGAAGACGTGTATTATACGCAAAAAATAATCCAAACAATTAGAGAGCTGAATGACAACGAAAAGTAAAGGAAAACCCGGGTATAGGGCCCAAGGAAAGAAACGAGCCGATGGAGTGAAACATGGATTTGCAATCAACCCAGAACAAATGGAATACGAAAGGCGCAAGCTTGTGGAGGAAATGTCTACAAAACTTAAGCCTAATCGCAAGCAGCTTAATACGATGGCTGCTGTGGCTGCTACGAAAGAGCCGGAATACTTTGACGAGGAAGGAAAGAAACGAGAACCAACATTACGGATCCTTTCGCTCGGCGCAGGGGTTCAGTCTTCCTGTCTCGCACTCATGGCGCAAGAAGGACTGACGAAGCACAAGCCAGACTACATGATCTTTGCAGATACGGGATGGGAGCCATCCTTCGTCTACGAGCATGTGGAATACCTGAAGAAAGCCATAACAATTTGCCCTATCATTACTGTTGAACGAAGCAACATCCGTGAGGATCTTATTCGAGCAGCGAACCCCATTAAGGGGTCTAATGATGAGTGGAAATCTTTCGCCGGACGCGTACCGAATCCACCACTATTCGCGAAACGTCCAGGTGGAAAGGTTGGAATGCTATATAGACAATGCACACATGATTACAAAGTTATCCCCATTCAAAAAAAGATGCGAGAAATTCTTGGCGTAAAGCCACGACACCGCGTTAAGAAAGGAACAATAGTGGAACAGTGGATTGGCATCTCAACGGACGAAGCAATGCGCATGAAACACGCCAGAATGTACTGGCTCACATCACGCTGGCCTCTCATTGAAATGAAAATGTCAAGATCCGATTGCCTAAGATGGTACAAGGACAGCGGAGTACATCCAATGCCGGGTAAGTCATCCTGCATAGGATGCCCATACCATCATAATGACCAATGGAAGAACATGCAGAAGAATTATCCAACGGACTTTGAGGATGCATGCGAGGTTGATGACAAGATAAGAAAAGGACTGAAGAATACAGAAGCA